AGCAGGGACATTAGGTTTGCTACATCTTCTGGCAGTATTGTTAGGTTAAGTTTAAACTTATTCTGCATGTAGCCAGTCCATAATCTTGCAATGTTTTCATGGTTCTCAACCTTGTCTCCATGCTTATCTGCCCTATCTGTACTAACTAGCTTTTCGGTTTTCTTCAGTATTTCTGAACTGTTCATAATTGTAATCCCATAGTTTTATTTTATTTGATTTATAGTCGTACTCGCCTTCTCTTAATATTCTGGCAAGTCTTGCTTGGTGGTACGCATCATCAATAGAATATTTGTTTCTTTGGTATTCCTTGATTACAGCTTCCCAACAATTTGGTAAGTCCTTCTTATCTAAAAGAACTCTAGATGCTTTAACAGCTCCTACTCCAGCACAACCTTTATATCCGTCAGTCTGGTCTCCAGTTAAAGTTTGAGTACAGAAATTATAGTCTGCTAAATATTCATCTACATATTCTATTTGGTCGTCAATAATACAAACCTGCCATGAAGGTATAGTTCGCATATCTTTATCTCCTGAAACGATTACACAATTATCTTTATACTTTCCTGTTGCTAACAACCCAATGGCATCATCAGCTTCTAAGTTAGGATAACAAACTGTGTTATGTGTTTCTTCAATCCATTTTCTCATAGCAGGATAAGAAACTGGTTTTCTAATTTTCTTTCTGTGAGATTTGTAAAGGCTATCAATTTTTTTTCTAAAATTTTCTTTGTCTGAAAAAAGAATGATTGGTTCTTTAGATTTTGTAAGTGATAAATAATAAGCAATAGATTGTAAAAATAATTGCTTACCTTTTTTTAAGTCTGAACTTAAAGTCCAAACGTCATTACCCCAGTCAATAGGTTCTTCCAAAGAGGAAGTAATCTTGTAGACTAGTAGGTCTCCGTCAACTAACATTTTTTTATTCTCGTTAGCAAAGAATTTATTCATGGTGTTCATATTTTTATTTCCTTTAGTTTTAAGATATTTGATTTTGGTATTACTGTTGAGTTACCACCCTCATTAACTGACCCATCATCATTGAAGTTGATGTCGCCAACAAAAACAAATTTGTGTTTTGACGAATAGATTAACCAACCCATTGTTATACAAACTGCTGTCTTTGATTTTTTTATTTGCTGTAATGGCGACCAACTACTGTCGCTAATTATGTCTGACCACCAGCACTTATAAAATTTATATGGAAAATCATATTCATCTACATCAGGTAAGATGAGTTTATTTTTTAATAGTTTTTTCATATTTTTAAATTAAGTAAATCTCCTTTTGGTATGATGTGACCTTTAGATGTCCAATTATCTCCACCTGCTTTGATGGGATAATTCTTCATTAGTTTTTTTAGAATTTTTGTGGGTATTAGAACCCAGATATTGTTTGTTCTTTTTTCTACAACTAAACAAATTGCATAGAACTTTGCTGTACTAACCATTATTCCTGATGGTTTTCCCCTACTCTCAATCTCTACAAATACATTGCCATACTTAACAACTAGTCTATCTGCCTTACATTCAATCTGACCTTCAATAGCTTTTTGTAATATGTGTTCATGCTTTTGACCAAACTTTAGGTCAAGGTCAAACTTATTAGTGTGTTTCACTCCAATTTGAACCGACTTTAATTTCTCCTGCTAATTCACATTTAAAATTAAAATAGTCTTTAGTTTTTTTGAATAGCTTGTTTGCTATTGCTTTAAATTCTTCAACTTTGTTTTTATTAACTACAAATTGCATTTCATCATGGACATGCAAAACCATTCTATAATCTTTACCCCAAACAAAACCTGCTTGTTCTAAATCGTTATTAACTATCACTGTTCCTGCTTTAACTAGTAAAGCTCCTGCTGATTGGATTAATGTATTTAAAGAACTGTACTCTGCTCTGCACATTAACTTTCTTTTATCTAAACCATAAATCCATTTTTGATTTCTGTATTTTAAACCTACTGCATTTTTTAAATTTATTAATGCTGGTATTGCTTTTTCAAATTTATCTCTTATTCGCTTGGCTTCTTGCACAGTGACACCAAGTATCTCAGAGATGCGTTCATTTCCTGCAGAATAAATGTAAGCATAAATGAAAGTTTTAGCTTTATCACGAGTGGATAATCCGAGTATTTGCTGATTGCTGGTATGTATATCTGCTTCAAGTAATGTTTTCGAAAAATCCCCATTGTCATAATTATGAAGGTAAGATGCCAACACACGAAGCTCCAAACCAGAAAAATCGATACCGAGCATAACCATATTGGAAGGAGCAACAAAAAGACTACGCATTTCAGTACCATACTGACTGCCTTTCGAGACAACCTGTGCCAGGTTCGGGTTAAAGTGCGTACAGCGACCTGTAACTGCTCCACATGTAATAATTTTTCCATGAATTTTTCCTTTGTTGATTAGTTTTAAATAGGCTTGGTTTCCATCACTTAGTTGACCAAGTCTTTTTTGAATTAGTAAATGTTCTGATATTAATTTTGCTTCATCATAAGGTAGTGATTTTAAAACCTTTTCATTTACTTCAGCTTTACCTGTTGCTGTAAATGTTTTTGGTTTCCAACCTAATGTTTTTAATCTGTCTGCTATGTGGTCTCTAGAATTAGGATTAAATATTTCAGTCTTGAATTGTTCGACTGGTACTCCTGCTACAATTCCTCTTTTCTTATTGTCTCTTTTATAAGTTTTAAAACCTATAGATTTATTCCACGTTGAAAAAACTAGAGAAAGTTTATGTTCAATCTCTAGTTTTTTCTTTTGTAAGGATAAGAAAAGCGTCTGAGCAGACGTCTCATCAAAATCAACACCACCTAGTTCTTGTTTAATAATCCATTTAGAAAAGTCATGTTCTAACTTAATAGCTTTTTCAGAATAGTTTTGTTTCTCAATTAATTTGTATAATAAATAAGTTACTTCAACATCTCTTTCACAGTAGTCTTGCATGTCCTGTGTCCAAACATCAAACGTAGCTGTTTCAGCAAAGTCTCCTTTACGAAGTCCTAATCTGTAACCCCAGCTCTCTATTGAATGTTTGCCTATAAGTTTTGGTGGAAGGTCTTTTTTTCCATAGTCTATTTCAGTTTGGTTTGACCAGATAAGTCTAGAACATAGTAATGTATCTAATACTTCTCCTTCATATTTATAGCCTGTTACTTTTTCAATAGCAGGTAAATCAAAAGCCATAACCGAATGACCTATAATTAAGGTAGCTTTCTTTAGTAAGTTTAGACCTTCATTGATTTGGTTAGGATTATAGGAATAAACTTTTTGAGTTTCTATATCCTTGAAAACCATACAATGAACTTTATCTAGGACATCAAGAAACCCATTGGTTTCTACATCTAGTATTAGTTTCATTTAATGTATTTGTGTAACTGTAATTTTTTCTGTGCTTGGCAGTATGTGTTCTACTGACTTGATTGCTTTAGTGATTATGCGTTTAGCTTCAGTGTCTCCACAAAGGATAACTGGATAAACATTTTCATATTTAATTGCATTGTATATTGCAGTCATAATAGTTTTAGCTGTTTCAAAAACTAGTTGCTGTTGTGTTTGTGATAATTCTAAATAATCTGGTTTATCTATTAAGAAGTTTAGAATAAATTTAGTTAACATTTTTGTGTTCACTCAAAGTCTCCTTCTGATAAACGACCTGTGTCTTTGTTATAAATTAATGTTGAAGCAATTCCTGTCTCTCCACTAAATCTATTTTTTAAAACTCTAACAACCATCATGTTGCTCTCAGTTGCATGTTGTTGATTTCTTTCAAAACCTATTACTGCATCTGATAATTGTGCTAAAGAATGTGAACCTCTTAAATGAGATAACGAAGTTTGTGTTCCTTCCTCATGTCCAAATTTACTGTCAGGTCTTTTAAGATGACTGACAACAAACATTGCACAGTTAAGTTCTTCACATAACTTTCTTAATTGTGTCATTGTTACATCAATCAATCTTCTTTCATCATTAGTTTCTAATCCTGAAATAACTATTGAGATGTGGTCTAAAAATATAATTTTACAATCAAGACCTTTAACCATGTAACGAATTTTATTCATTAGGTCATCAGAGCTTGTTGAACCGAAGTGGTCGTAGAAACAAATATAATCTTTTATTTTATTCCACTCTGTAACTATGTCTTCATCAGAAATTGTTTTTCTAACTTCTGGTACATGTAATAATTTATTTAATGGAATTGAAACAATACCTCTTATGCTTCTCTTAACGCTTTCTTCTAATGCAATGTAACCAACTTTATGTTTGTTGCTAATTAAGTGGTACGCAAGTTCTCTACATACTTGTGATTTACCTGTACCAGAACCAGCACATAATAAATTTAATTCGCCTGGTCTTATTCCATTTAATTTTTCATTTAATCCATTCCATTGGTAAGGAATACTTTCAGCATAAGCATCATTTAATAATAAGTCTTTTGTTTCTGAACCTTGAATAATACCTGCAGGAGAGAACGCTTTTGCTTCCCACATACTATCAATAATTTTTGCACCTAAGTTAGCTACTAATAAATCATTAGCATCTTTCATAGGTAGTTTTGCTATGTATGCTTTCTTAACTGGTAAGATGTTTGCACAATCTACTGAAGCCTTTGTACCTGCTTCATCATTGTCGAACATAAGTATAATTTTTTCAAATTTACTTAACCATTCCAATTCTCTTTTAATATATTTTTTTGCTGAACTAGCTCCTGATGGAACTGATACCACTGGATATTTATGACCTTGCACTTGTGAAACTGACATTGCATCAATTTCGCCTTCAGTAATAATTACAGACTTACCACCATCACGCCATAGGTTCTGACCAAACAAACTAATCTTGTCTGTTTCTCCTAACCACTTAAATGATTTGTCAGCAAAACGAATGTGTTGTGCTACCAAACTATACTGTTTGTCATAGTAATTAGATATATGGCAATTCCTGCCATCATATATTCCAGTCTCATAATTAAATTTTTTGCATGTTTCCGAATTAATTAATCTTTTGGGTAATGCGTTTACTGCACCTGTTATTAGATTTAGCACTTCTCTCCTTTGTATTGTTTGAGTTATTTGATTTCCTTTTAATGATTTCCATATTAGGCAACCAAAGCAGTAAGTATGAAATGTGTAGACACCTAAATTATTTTTGCTTCCACAGTCATTACAAGGAGCATGACGAATAAATGTTTCATCTTCTTTAACTTGGTTCTTCATTTGATTGAAGTTCTGCCAGGTCAGCATCATTTGTTAATGCGTCTTGAAATTTATAATTAGGAATATCTTCGTGAAGTAAATAATTTTGAACATCAAAGTTAGGACAAGTTTTATTTTTATCTAAATCATAATGTCCAACAATTCTTGCGTTAGGATATAATTTAACTAATCTAGTTAATTGTTCTTTTAAAGTTTCCCATTGTTCTCCAGTAAAATTATCTTCAGGGACTTTCCAATCTTCTTCTAATGCACCACCTACTAAACATAATCCAAAACTTGTATGGTTATATCCTTTGACATGAGCTTGTACTGCATTGTCGTCTCTACCTTGTTCGTATGTTCCGTCTCTTTTAATTACTCCACCATAACCAATCTTTAACCAACCACGAAGTCTATGCCATTTATCTATGGTTCTAACGTCTACTTCTTTTTGTGATGGTCTAGTCTGACTACAATGGATTACTATATATGTTGTTTGTTCACGCATTTTTTTTCGCCTTTATTTCGTTAAGCCATTCTTGTGGGAATGGTGTTTTGGTTGATTGAATACAGTGGAACTTGAATTTGAATAGTTCACACCACTTGCCATAAGTCGTTAAAGATTTTTTTCCAATTTTTGTTTTTGAATTTGAAAAGATAAATCTAATATCTAACTCTGGGTGTTGCTCTCTTATGAGTTTGTGTTTCTTTCTATCTGCTGAATTAAAAGCACCCTTCGCTTCCACAATAAACCTATCGTTTATTGGGAAGTCTGGGGTATATGATTTTTTCTGAGTAGGTAATTCAAACTTAATTTTCATACCCTCATAGACAAAATGCACTTTATTATCTTTGAGGTAGTTATAAATTACTTCTTCTAAACCACTCTTTAATTCAACAGTCTTAGAAATCCGAACTCGCTTGTATTTCTGATACTGGAACATTTGAGATCTCGCTTTCACTGTTGGATTTATTTTCAAAACCATCTTCTTCTTTGAAGATGTTGTTGTCTGATTTACCTTGAACTAGTTTAGTAACTTGAACTGCTTTCAATCTTAGACTTATTCCTGCACCAAGCATTGGTGTGAAGTAAGGCATTGGTTGATATGCAACTTTCATTATTGAACCACCCCATATACTTGTGTCTGCAGATATAGGATTTTTCTTGGCATCAAGAAGTGTAGGTCGTTGAGAAAACTTTTCTTGTGTTTTTCTATTAACGCCTGACGCTTTCATTTTGAATTTAAAGAAAACAAAATTGCTTTCTTCTGTGTAAGGTTTTGGAGCTTCTTTAACTTTCTTACCTTTAGTTTCTTTTTCAGCTTTAGCCAGACTGTCTACTATTGCCTGGTCAATTTGTTTGACCATATTTGTAGCGTCTTGTTTGCTAACTTTCAAAGTTACTTTGTATTCGCCAAGTTCACTAAAGCGAACATCTGGTTTTTGAAGGTGTGGGTATATTGCTTCTCCACTTACACTCACTTGTGTTGGTATTATATTGCTCATTTTTTCTCCTTTTGTTTGAGTACTAACTGTCGTTCAGTTAGCTATAAGGGGAACTTAATGATGCAGTAGTGCATACTATTAAATACAAAAAAATACCGATTTTAAAACCTCATCTAAATCAAGGTTTCCTTTTGATGGCATCTTAGGAAACTTCTTTAAATTTTTTTCAGAGAGCATTGCCTTCATTTCATTTGACCAGTTTAGTAAAACATCATTTCTATATATTTCAACAAATGCTTCTCTAACTGCAGTTGCCATAATCTTGTTTTCTGGTGCAGTACAACCGAAGCTGTCATGTATCATACTGAAGTTATCAACTCCTGCTTCTTTAGCTTTAACAACTCCAAGTAAAAGTACTGAACTATCAAGTGAGTGAATAAAGTTTGGACAACAGCTTTGTGCTACCCTTCTCTTATCAATGACATCTGTTTCTGTGGCTATAGATAACTTAACTATGCTATCTCCCATTTTAGTTTTAACTCTTTTACTTTCTTTTTTGTAACAAAGCATTTGAACTGGGAAACCTAATGGTGTTGTCCAACATACAGGTAAGTTTTCTGATGCAACTAATCTAGCAATGGTTTTTAAATATTCCATTATTTCTCTAGCTTTAACAACAACATCATTAATACTCTCCCAAACTATAGGCGTTAAGTAAGCAGTAGCTTTAAATAGGTCTTCCCCAAATTCATGGGTAGTTCCTCTCTCATTTAACTCTCTAACAACATGGTCTTCAATATACTGTCGGCATGAATACCTGGTTAATGAATAAGGTAAGCACATCACAGGTTTCTTACATATCTTCCTATCTATTCCATAAGCTAACCATTTGGTTGCTAACTCATCTGTTTTAGATTTAAGTTTTTCAGTAACTCTTTTGGCTACTAAATTATAAACGTCTGCAGGTTTGTTTGAAGGTACAAGGTTAGTAGCTCTACCACCAACTTCATCTCTCATCATAGCAGAGTAATGTTGTAGACCAGAATTACTACAGTCAGCTTGAATAGGTAGTGTAGTTATAAAAGAACTATCAAACTTACTTTCACTGTACGATTTCATTTCAAAACAAAATGCTAGGAAACTAAAAGGTTTATCTGCATCTGCCCACCAGGTGTATTCTAATGGAGCTGTTGCACACTCAATAATTTTTTCCATATTATCTTTTATCCATTGAACTCTTACAGGTAATTCTTCTTTATCAACTGTTCCGAATAACCCAGCTCCTGCTATTGCAAGTATGTCAAAGTTATCTCCAATTCTTTTTCCAAATTTAAAAGTTAATAAAGCTCTAGAATAATCTGCAGACTG